TTACTGCATTGTGTTATATCTGATACTGGCTTTTACCAAAGCAATTGTATTTATTGAAGAAATAGGAATATCCAGTGGTGCATAATGATCGTTATATGATACTAATTTGACATGTCCATCTTTTTCGGATTTATTTACATATTTTACAACTACATATTCATCGCCATCAATTTCATACGCAAGGATATAAATATCACCTAAATGAAGATAATTGAGATTGTGAATCTGTTTAAATACTATAATATCACCGGATTTCATTAATGGGTACATACTATCACCAGTTAAAAACATGGCACCATCTACTTTTGAAATATGTGGAATCCGTAATGTATCAACAATATTTTGTTTTCCACCTGCAAACAATACTTTTAACCCTGCTGCTGCACTTATATCGTACAATGGGATAGACTGATCATCATAATGTTTTCCTTTGACATTAGATTTTTGCAAATACAAATCAGGTTTTTCAAACTGATTTTCCTTATTCATTTTACCTTTTCCAGTTAAAAGCCATTCAATATTCAATTCCGGATAATTATCCGATATTTTAACAAGCCATTTACTTTGAATATCGGTATTATTTTTTATTGCTCTCCTTATTAATCCATCACTAGCTGAAATGCTTTGCTCGAACGCACTTACGCTAATTCCTTGATTTTCTATGAATTGTTTTAATCTGCTAATCATATTATAAACTTTAACGTGAAATTTATCACGATAAATCTGGAATCGTGAAAATTATCACATAGATTTGTCGTATCTAATAATACAAAGATAATATAAACCTAAATATTGTATTGAAAATGCAGACTAAAATTTTTACAAAAGAAGAAATCAAAGATTTGAAGGTGATAGCCATTGCCCGAAAATACAAAGTTTCGGATGACTATGTGCGTAAGTTACTACAAGGACTTAGGGAACGAAATTCGGAAACAGCTAAAAGTATTGTGCAGGATGCAGTTGATATGCTGGCTATTGTAGAACGTGAAACAAAGATTGAAGCATGAAAACCACAGGACTAAAATTTGAAGATGTGTATAAATACACAGCCGACCAGCTAAACCAAACAGTAATGTATTATGGAATGATAGAGGACAAATATATGTTTATCCCATTCAATAATGTAAAAAAACACTTCTGTGGAATACCATGTGTATTGACAGAAAGCCAGGTAAACAAGCATATAAGTGCTAATTGATTATAAACCATTTAAAAACAAAAAGTTATGATTAACGAAATTACAAAAATTTTAGAATACAATAATGCACCCATTGCAATGATTGAATCAATCCGCAATACGCTTGTAAGATTTGAGAAAAATAGAATACGTTTTGCTTCTCATTGCAATCCCGATTTACAGAAATCGCCAAATAGCACCACTCCTGGTGTTGTGCGTGGTCGCAATCGCACATCCCTTGTGAATAACGATCAAATTGTGATTCAAATCCCAAAATGTCTAAAAGCTTCTTCCATTCAGATTCAATTTGATCAAGAAAAGATTGAGCATCCGGTGAGTTCGATAGCAAGCATGTTTTGATCTCAATAGTAAATTCCAAGTGACACATAATGATTGATTTTAAGAATTAGACAGCAACGAAGTTAATCATTTTTCCCAAAAGGTAACCAAGCCTTACAGTTCCGGTGCGAGTTCCGGCAATGGGAACAAAAAGAAAAGATTGAAGTTATGAAAAAAGAAAGTCCATACGAATATTACAATAACGTTTTAGGCGTGCAAGGTCGTTTTTTATTCAGCAGTGATAAGAAGCATGAAGCACATGCAGATAGTTTGTGTTTGATTTCTTATAGAGGTTTGGCAAAGAAAATTGAACGTGAATCGATCACTAAACTTCGTGATGGTGGTGGTTCGGAATCACCAATGCTGATAACCTTTAATTCTATACCACCGAAATGGCAGGAAGCGATTGTGAATATTTGGGGCAAAGCACCAGCACAGACACACCAAACATTATTTGAAAAGCATTATGTGCGTGACATTGCTGCATTTGACTTTTATACTCGATTCAAATTTGAAGATCAGACCAGTTTAGACCGTGCAAAGATTGATGAATATACAATTAATGCTTCTGTGTTGAATACAATTGGTACTGTTTATGAAATGCGCTACAAATTGCGTAAAGAATTGCGTGGGCGTGTAAATGACATCTGGTTAACCATTATCAGTGAATCGAACCTATTTAAGCAAAGCACCGGACATACTTTGCCGGAAAATGAACGCCGTTTGCGTGAAAAATACAACGACTACAAGAAAAACGGATATAAATGCCTGATACATAAAGGTTACAGAAAAGCAAATGCACTGAAAGTGGATGACAGGCATATTGAATTGCTTAATAATATGTTTGCCGGAATTGATCACAAACACACTTATGCAGAAGTATCGCAGATTTACGATGGCTTTTTGTCCGGGTATGTAGAAGTGATCAATGAAGATACTGGTGAAATATATGATCCTAAAGAATTTACCAGGTTAAGCATATCGACTGTGTGGAACCACTTATCGAAATGGGAAAATAAGATTGGAACATTTCTGGCACGCAGTGGTGACAGACAGAAATACATGGCATTGTTCAAGCCTTATCACAGGCTGCTGCAACCAAAGTATGCCAGTTCGATTATATCGGTGGATGACAGGCAGCCAGTTTTTGAATATATGCCAGGACAGCGCATGTGGTTTTATAATGGCATTGATCTGGGATCGGAAGTATTCACATGCTGGGTTTGGGGCAAAGAGAAAGCCGGAATCATTACGGAATTTTACAGGCAGATGGTTCGTAATTACGCGCAATGGAATTTACCGTTGCCAGCAGAACTGGAAGGTGAATTGAACCTGAATGCCAGTTTTAAAGACACATTCCTGAAAGAAGGAAATATGTTCCAGTATGTGCGTATTGAAGCAAACAACGCACGTGGAAAGCGTATTGAGCAATATTACAGACCATTGAGATACCAATATGAAAAGAAGCGTGAAGGCTGGTTGGCACGTCCGTTTGCCATTAGTGAATCAAACCAGGCACGCACCGACAAAAAAACGATTATTCCTTATGATGAAATAGTACAGGGATGTTTGCATGACATCCAGACCTGGAATAATACAGAACACAGCAAAATAAAAGGCATGAGCCGTTGGGATGTTTTCCTGGCAATGCAAAACCCGAACTTAAGGCCTATCAATTATCATGGCATCCTGCTATATCTAGGAATAAAAGAAACATCATCGGTAAATGCAGGTATAATGAATTTCAGGCGTTCGAAGTTCCTTTTGGGATTGGATGGTGTGATCTGTACAGGCGACAAACTGATTAACCTGATGCAGCAGGTTGAAGGCCGTGATGTGGATATCTACTGGCTGGATGACAATTTTGGTGAAGTGCTGAAAGCACACATCTACATCGGCGACCAGTTTATATGTGAAGCTATTGAGCAACCAGGCTACAACCGTGCCAGGATAGAGCAAACCAAAGAAGATTTTATTAACCGTGAACTGATGTCGAAATACACCAATACGATTGAAAGCTATGGTCGCCGGAAAAAGAACGGATTGGAAAAAGTGACCATTATAGACAACAGGCCTGTAACCATCAATAATCATTTTCAGATTCCAGGATTGAATAATTACATACCATCGACAGATACGGCCAAAGTGCTGGCAAATGTGGATGGTGATGATGATGTACTGATTTTAAATAATAATCAAACATCGTTTAAACGGTCGTTAGTTGACAGATTTTGAAACAATAAAATTAACAGATATGGAAATTACAAATTTATTCAAAGATGCAGTTGTGAAAGAAATGCTGGCACAACGTGAAAATTTTGGTGGATCGGATGCGCAGTTTGCACGGTCGATGGACATTAACCCTTCTGTTTTCAACCGATTGAAAAACGGTGAACGTGAAAAACTATTACCAAACAGCACATGGATGCGATTAGGGCGTGAATTGCGTGTTTCGCTGAATGATCGCAAATGGAATGCTGTTGAAACAGAGGTGTTTTGTCAGATGCGTGAAGATGTATTGTTCTGTAAGGAGTTTTCAAAAAGCAGAATATTCGTGGACAATTGCGGAATTGGTAAAACATTCACATTAAAATACTTATCGAAGACAGTAAAAAACTGCTTTTATGTGGATTGTACCCAATGTAAAACTAAAAATGAACTGATCAAGGCATTTGCACGTGCTGTCGGTGTGGAATTAAAAGGTAAATTGATAGATATTAAGGAAAACACTAAATATTGCCTACAATGGCTTGAAAGTCCTGTGATGATGGTTGATGAAGCCGGAGCATTGGAAAAAACAGCATTAGGATTGCTACAAGAATACTGGAATGCAACAGAAGGAAGTTGTGGATGGTATATGGTTGGTGCAAATGCTTTGCGTAATAAGATCGCCAATGGTGTGAGCAAAGACAAAGATTATTTTGCTGAACTGTTTTCACGCTTTTCTGAAAGCTATGGTTACATAGTGCCAAAAGAAGATAAAGCGAAAAAGTACGCTTTTTATGAAAAGCTTATCCGTGATGTGCTTTCTGCAAACATCAACGATAAAAGCCAACTGAATGTGCTGGTTAAAAAATCGTTGGTTGACATCAACGGTTCGATTTCCGGCCTTAGACGTGCAGAATCCTTATTGATATTACATAACGCTTAAAACATTGAATTATGAAGTTATTTAACCGATTTCGGAAACCTTTGACATTTGTGACAGTGCGTATAGATAACAAATGCTATGATTTACCAAAACATCTACCTATTCCAATGCAAGGTGATGGGATAAGAATTGATGATTATGGTTTTGTAACTGTTAGTCATGTTCAATACAATATTATGTTAGACAAAAATGGTAGAAATATAATGAATGATATAGTAGTAATAACTGAAAAAGATTAAGAATTATGGCATGGTTAGCAGTAGATATGGATGGTACAGAATATATATATGCAGAAAAGCCACAACGATTGACCGATATATGGCAGGCTAGTGATGCGTATGATGACAGCCTGGTATTATTACCATCAGGATCAGTAGAAAAACTGGTCGGCAAAAAAATGACATGGGATAACGAACCAATTGAAGTGAATTGATTTATGGCACGCAGTCTGACAACTAAAAATTTATTTGACAAAAAAGGTGGAAAGCCAATTGAGTTTTACAATGAAATATTAAAGTTGGTTATTGGTGCAGCCACATTGATGGGTTGTTGGATCATTTACGGATCGGAAAAGAATGGAAAGACGTGGTTCGCCTTATGGCTGGCAAAGCAACTGGCACGGTTTGAACGTGTCCATTACATATCAGCAGAAGAAGGTGTTGAAGATAGCTTCAAAGAAGCGGTAAAACGTGCAGGCATCACCACTGCTGATGACATTCTTTGGGATGAATACCTGTCGATAGATGAAATAATTGAAAAGTTCAGGAAGCAACGCAGTGCGAATATTATAGTGATCGATAACCTGACAATGTATGCAGATGAAATGAAGCCATCAGAGATCAAAAAAAAGCTGTTGGCTGCACTACCTAACAAACTGATCATTTTCGTAGCACACGAAGAAAGAAAACAGCCTTTTCCGGCGATCGCACGGCACGCAATGAAGATGGCTTCTGTGATATTCCATATAGTTGGCCTTAAAGCGTTGGTGACATCCCGATTTTCGGTGGGTGGTGAAATAATTATTGATGAAGAAAAATGTGAAATATATCATGGAAATAATTGAAACAAAAATAGTTCCTGAAATACTTGGAACAATTACAGCATATAATGCTGATTGTATGGATATAATGAAACAATATCCTGATAAATATTTTGATTTAGCGATTGTTGATCCGCCTTATGGTTTAGGTATAGATGGACAGAAAAAACAAATTTGTAAAAACCCTAAACATAACAGAAAGGAGCATCAGAGAAAAGAATGGGATTCAAAGATTCCTGACAAAGAATATTTCGATCAATTATTTAGAGTATCAAAAAATCAAGTTATTTGGGGTGGAAATTATTTCACAAACCACATAAATGGCTCTAAAGGTTGGATTATATGGGATAAAGGACAATATGGCTTAACTATGAGTGATGCCGAACTGGCATATTCTTCTTATGATAGCCCCACAAGGGTTATTAAAATAAACAGATGTGAATTAAGAACACAAAATACTATTCATCCAACAGAAAAACCAATATCGCTATATTATTATTTATTGAATCGATTTGGTTTTAAAGGTTGTAAAATAATTGATACACATGGTGGTTCAATGTCACATGCTATTGCTGCATATGATTTAGGATTTGATTTGACAATTATAGAAAAGGATGAAGATTATTTCAATGAAGCGATCAATCGTTTAAAATGGTACCAACGACAACTAAAACTTTTTTGATTATGGCAACGACTAAAACAGCAAACCCACATGGCTGGTTTTTCCGCTATGTGAATAATCTGGAAGGTTATGACAAAGATTATGCAAAAGTGATCAGATCGGGAATTATTCTGGAATATACGGATGGATTGACAGACAGCCTGTCTGACCTGTATAAAAATCATCCGGCAAAATATATTCAGATGAAGCGTGCATTGGTTAAGGAATCGTTTGATGATCTGGATGCTTCACGTAAACGGTTAATTGCCGTGTTGTTTTCCTTCTTATCGTGGAAAGATAAAAAGCCATCGATGAAATATGTGAAGGCTATTGCAGCCAACGCAGCACAGGTGGATCGCTTCAATGATATTCCATTGAAGAAACTGAAATCGTTATACCGGATTTTCGGTGAAAAGAAAAATAAAGAAGCCAATGAATGGGTGGATCAGATATTTAATAAAATAACACACAATGATGAAAGAACATTTGACAATTGATATGGTGGAAGAAAGGATTGAACATCTGGAAAAGTTGTTAAGCCATCCACAAAATATGCCTTTATGGTCGAAACTGATTAGTCAGTATAACGCACTGAAAATAAAGTGGAATCAGATGAAAGGTATAAAACCGATAGTATCTTATTATAAACCGGATCATATTATATAAAAACCAATTAAATACAATTAAAATTATGGCAAAGAAACGTGTAACAGTAAAAACCGGAATCACAGAAAGTGAATTCCAGGAAGCATTGGCAGCTTATGCATCATCTGATGCAGGTATCTGCAAAATAAATGCAGATTTAGATGTGAAAATAACCGACTTAAGGAAGAAGGTTGAAGATCAATTGACCGATCTGACCGTAAAACGTGATGAATCGTTGGAAATCATCAAAAACTATTCTGTTGAGAATAAAGATACTTTATTCAGCAAAAAGAAAAGCATGGAAACTTCACACGGTACAATCGGTTTCCGTACAGGAACACCAAAATTGAAAACACTGAAAGGTTTTACATGGAATGCCGTGACCAACATGTTGAAAGAATTTTTGCCTTCGTATGTGCGCACGATCGATGAACCAGCAAAAGATAAGTTACTGGCCGATCGTGACAATGAAGATGTGGCAAACAACCTGAAAAAAGTCGGAATTGAAGTAGTGCAGGATGAAACGTTTTTTATTGAGCTAAAGAAAGAAAGTGTTGAAGTTTAAATATAAATATTATGAGTAGACAAAAACCAAATGGATCGAGTGCAGGAATAGGATTGTGTGGTGGTGTATTCCTGGTGTTTTTGATATTGAAGCTGGCCGAAATAGGTGTTGTTGCCAATTGGTCGTGGTGGTGGGTAACTGCACCGTTATGGATTCCCTTTGGAATCGGAATTGTGCTATTGTTGATATATCTGATTATAGGTGTAATAGCTGTTTTATTAAATAAAGATTAGTAAACTAAAATTATTGATTATGAATAACTGGTTTGAAGTAAAAGTGTCTTATCATAAGACAATGGAAAATGGAATGGTAAAACGTGTTACAGAAGCTTACTTGATCGATGCACTTTCTTTCACAGAAGCAGAAGCACGTGGTATTGAAGAATTAAAACCATACATAAGTGGTGAATTTACAATTGCAGCGGTTGGCAGAAAGAAGATCGCCGAACTGTTTTACAATGAAAGTGGTGACCGATTCTTTATGGCAAAAGTTGCTTTTATAACACTGGATGAAAAAACCGGATCGGAAAAAATAACAAAAGTTCAAATGATGGTACAGACATCTGATATTGATGAAGCATTGGAAGTAATTGAAAAAGGAATGGAAAACTTTGTGCAGATGTACTGATCAGTTGGAAACCGGATGATAAAAAAATAAATAATGATGGATGACCTGAACTTTAATCATAATTGGAACGGAAAGTTAAATTGTGAATTCTTCACCACCATCAGGTTGTGGAATGAAAAGAAATATTTTGTTGGTGCAAAATTCAGACATCTGATTAAAGAAAAATTCAAAGGACATGTTGAAGTAGTTGGTGTTAAGAAAATATACATTCATCAGATCAATGATTGGATGGCATGGATGGACACCGGATATTCAGCTAAAACAACACAGGACATTATCAGAAAGATGTACAAAAACAGACCAACCATTAATTGGGATTCACAGCAACTGGCTTATGTGATGTTAAAACGAATAAAAGAAAATATTGAACCTAAACTATTTTGAAAAATGGTTAAATATATTTGTGATTGTTGTAAACAAGAAATATCAGGCAGAACCGTATATGCAACATTAGTTCATATAAATATAATGAGTTCGACAGATAGTCAATCTAAAAAAGATATTGAAGTTTGTGAAGATTGTGGTGAAAAGGTATTGAATTTATCATGGCAGAAATTCAATGAATTAAAGAAATAAAAGCCATCATGTTCGAAACATTCAGGCTTTTGTAACTGGTTACTACAAAGGTAAATAAAATTTCGGACTTATGGCAAAGAATGAGAATGTGTTGAATCGTGCAAAAGAAGTGGAAAAAGATGTTTCAGACTTTTATGAGCCTGGCAACCAGCGTAAATCGAAGAAGCAGGCATACAGGCAGGTTATAAGAAAGAAATATCATATCAGTGAAAGGACTTTTTGGCGTTATATGGATATGGCATCAGAAAATGAAGAAAATAAATTGTGTATTGATAATTAATGATAACTTTCTTATTTTTGATAAATTAATAAATTGAATTATGAAGAAACTGGCTAAAATAGTATGGATCATTCTTGGTATTGTGGTTTTATTTGCAATAATTATAGTGATGTTAGCAAAGTCGAATGATGCACCACAAAAAGAAACAAAAATAGACTATGCAGATAAATCATGGATTGAAATGACCTATGAAGAAAGAAATGATTTTCTGTTAAAATCGATTGACAACAAGTCGTTTAATAATTCAACAGAAGCCGAACATGTAATGCGTGAAAAGATTAAGAATGAAATTATAAATCCAAAAACATTAAAATTCGAATGGTCACCGTCTGTTTATAATGGTAGTGCAAACGTGGTTGAAGCCGATTCCGGGTGGATATATGTTCAGTTTAAATGTTTTGCAGAAAATAATTTTGGTGTCCAAAAAGAAATTATGGGATCAGTAACATATAAATACATCCCCGAAACCAATTCGTTAGGCATTCAGCGATGGGATATAAACCAAAATAACTGAATATGAAGATTTTTATTATTGTAATATCGTTATTATTTTTTCTGTGGATTCCTTTGCCTGCACAAAACACTTACAAGTGTGGAAAAACGGAATATTATATTGATAAGACATATTCAAATGGACAGCCTAAAGTTAAAAGAAGCCATAAAAATAAAAAAGAGTTTTTGAATAGTATAGGATATGATAAAACACCAGAAGGTTATGAAATAGACCATATTATTCCATTATCGCACGGTGGCACCGATGATCCATCAAATATGCAATTATTGACAAAAGATGAACATAGAAAGAAAACAGCACAGGAAAGGAAACAACAAAAACAACAAAAGAAGAAAGCTAAAATTAAATAGCATTTAAAAGCCACTTAAAAGTGGCTTTTTTTATTTTGCCAGACTTACAGTCACCAGCGGTTTTGCAGGCGTTGTACGCAAAACAGGCACACATGTTTCATCAGTAAATTGTATGTTGTAATATATTTCTGTCTGGTAACATCCATCTTCACGTTTTGTCCTTCGCATTTGTGTGCGCATAGGTAAACCATAACCAGGCTGTAAAAAGTTTTGGCCATGTAAAGCTTTGTTTACATCTTCAATTAACTGCCATATTTTTTTTGCGTTCTCTTTTTGATTTACAGGTGCCTTGTTACTGCTGTTACTTATTCTCATATCAAACAGCCTGATAACAATCATCGCATCGCCTTGCTGAATGAAATCGCCAATATTGCTGTATTGTGCCATCTGTACATCGATTAACGCACATGGATATTTCACCGGATGTTCACGCCAAAAATCCATTTGCCCCCAATCCTGATCGACATATTTTAGTGCAGGCACTTTCTGCACCAGTCTGTTTTGAATGTCCTGAATAATTTGTTTCATTTTACCATATTGTTTAATTGTTTATCGATAAAAGGCTTAAAATCGTTTGAAAACCAATCATCAGCCGTTTTTTTTACTGCTTTATGCACCTGTGGATGATCGCCAATGAATTGTCGTTTTTCAATTTTAATGACTGAACCAACAGGTTTCATGGCCATTGCTTTCCAGAATATCGCTTCCGGGTTCAGGTTCTTATTATTTCCACCTGTTGCCATTTTATATCTGTACCAGAAAAAACCTTTCATTTTGGGTGTTACCGTTATTGTTCCACCTTCGTTTTGGATATTGGCATAAGGCAAAGATGATGACCATTCGATTGTTGTGTCAATGATTTTGGCAACCGGAATGCTGTTGCCAAAAATTGACTTTCGCAAAGCACCAGAACGCATCAGCAACGATCCTATATTATTATTTCTGATTGCAGGTTTCCATGCAACATTAAAAAATGCTTTACGTTCGAAATTCCTGTCAAATTCATCGTTCAATTTAACCCTTATGTCTTTGATCAACAGATTAAATAGTTGTTGGAAATTTTGCATATCTGTTTATTCATTATCTTTGTATTATAAAATGTATCAATATGGATTACAACAATTTAGATTTACGAAACAAAACGGTTTTAGATTTCACCAACGATGAAAATATTATTGCTGAAATAATCGGCGATAAAGAATATTTCTTATCACATCTGACAGAAACACGCCGTGCCATGTCTTTAATCGATTATGCTGAATTTATCCAGGATAAAAGATTTATTTCAGCAGTAGAAAAAGAATTTGAAAAAGAATTGAGTGAATTTTTTAACGAATAAACTCATCTAACTTTCTTACAAAATCTTTTTCTTCGTACTGGTCACACATCCTGACCAGTGTTCCGATTTGTTCTTTTCCCAACTTTTTGCCATCCAATTTTTTCGCACCATCCAATGCATTCGTCAAACCTGTTTTTTGTTCGGTGTATGGTTTGTTAAAAAGGTGTGTTTTAACTTTTTCAACCACCTTTTTATTATTTAATCCTGTTTTACCAATGATCTGCTGATAATTACGAACCATTGTATTATATCCGGTTGAAGCACGGTTTGTCATAAATTCAGGATGTTGCACTTTCGATCCGAAAGCACTGTAAAATTCATCCAGTGTATTTCTGGCTACAAATTCATTGGCCAGTTCCATATACCGTGTTTGCAATCGGGTTGTAAACATATTGCCCGGCTTACTTCTGTTATGCGTTATTTCGTGCCAGAAAGTTGCAATGGAATCAGCTTCATCAACAGTTATTTCACCAGATTTATTCAGTTTATTTATACCGGAAATTGTATTTTCCAACCGATCTTTTGTCAATAAAATTTTTCCGTTCATATCGGTTGAACCATTAGCAGTCCTTTTACGTGTTACATCTAAATTTTTGAATCCACGTTCGAACCATTTTTTTTCTTTGTCTATTTCGTTGATTACAGAAACAACATCATCTTTTGTTCTTATTTCGTTGATTTCTTCAAACTTCCTTCTTAAGACTTCTTTATACTGATTCTTAAGCCTTTTCAGGTATGGGTGGTTATCAGGAAAAATAACATGCTGTTTACCAGGGTTAAACCTGAATATTTTATTTTTTCCGGTTGTAGCATCAGAACCTAAATGTTGTGACTGGTCGCTGTCAGATTTTTTATAATCCTGCCTTAAAACCTGTACTGCTGTACACCTGCAACGCCAACCATTTGGTGGATAATATTCATTCCAAAACGGATCGGATGGTGGTAATGTTATATTATGCAGCAACTGGTGCGATTCTCGCACCCTGTCATCACCTGCTGTCCGGTATTGCAGGTTATATCTATCACCGTCTGCTTCATATTCGTTCCATCGGGATGCCATCTGTGCCGATTGAGTGGCAAAAATATATTCTGCTTCCAGGTAATTACTGTTATATTCAGGGTAAATAGATTGAACATCCTGCCAGAATTTATTGAAAGGTTTGATATTGCCATCACTGTCCAATAACAAGCCACTTAATTCTTTTAGTTCCGAATAGGTTTTTGCGCCCGAAAACACATAAATATTTTCAGAAAGATCACGTTTTAATATATACGGAACACTGTGTGAAATACCTTTTTTATAACCATCCTGTAAAATAGTATGTATGTTATTTAAAAGTGGTTGTACTGAATTTTCATTCAGGTCATCCGGTTGTATATCTGCTTTCTTTTGACTGAAAATCCACCGTGCTGCTTTATTGAATGCTTTTTGCAAATCATCATTTTCAGTTTCGGATATAACCAGCTTATCGGTATATCCACCACAATCGGGGCAATTACAATCATAAAGTTGATGCAGTGACAGTTTTTCCGGTGATGACACTGCCTTTGCACCTACTGAAAATTTGCGTATTTATCAGTGACTTTTATCCCAAACTTTTCTTCGATAAATGAATTATCGACTTCTTTGTGTGGCAATAATTCTTTTGTGTACTTCCAAAGCGTGTCGGTATCTTCAACTGCTGCAAACCTGAAACGTGAAGTTGTCGCCGGAATCCAACCGATCCTGTACCATGAAGGAATCACAACCGTGTTCATATAAACTTCAACCATCCGTTTATCCGATTCAACCAGCCGATCAAGTATGGCAATACTTGTTTTTTCCTTGCTTTCGTTGCCGTGTTTTGTGTCCTGTCCGATAATGGCACCCGACACCAGCATACTTATTTCATCATTACATAACTTAATAAGGTTGTTATAAACATCACCATTGGTGTTGACACCCTGTGCAAAATCGAATTCTTCTGTATTGTCGATTATAAACCAGGCAGCAGCCCCCACATCACGCATCATTGCTTCTGCACGATCCAACATGGCCGGATCACGTGTTTCTGTTTTCATCACACGGGGCGGTATTCCATATATTTCACAAAGTTCCGACCAGCATGATTGTGCAAACTTTTTGAACAACACGTGCGGAACAATCTTATTTAACAGGCCGATATGTTCCGAATTAAATTCAAGAATCCATTTGCCGTATTCTTTCACATCACGATATTCGATGTAATTATTCATCGATGTGTCGGGATAAAACCGACCTTTGGAAGGAACGATATTTCGCCTGTTGATAAGTTCTACTTTTGGCAAACCATTTTTAACCGATTGTTCGATAGTTGAATTGCCGTACCATTCGCTATCCCAGATATGTCCTAAAACATCGGTTATAACCGGAATGTCCTTAATGCGTTTTGTGATTTCGTCATCCACCTTTTCATCAGGCGTAACCAGTTCAAAAGGTGCTGAAATAGTTTGTTCACGCCTGTTATTCATCTGTGAAGTCAATAACGCATCATTTGACACGTCTGAAAAAGTATCTTGCAACAGATACGATTTAGGTTCGGATGTAGATGTGTACAGTTGCCAACTCCATTTCCAGTCGGCAATGTCACGCCGTGCCATCGATTGTTGTTTTTCAATAACACGTGCTGCCATTGTCGGCGTATGGTTTTTTAATTCCTGGCTATTTTTAGCAGCAAATTTCAGTATTTTATCTGAAATAAATTGTCTTACATTCATAATTATTCGTGATTAAATTTCGTGCGTGATCCATAACGAAACGGCAACCTGACATTGCTATCTTCATCATCATCTTCATCAATAGTCGGCAGATCGGGTGTTAAAGTCGGCGAATCTTTATATTCACCCATTCCGGCAATTTTCATTAATGTGTCGATAACCTTTTCATATCTTTCTTTTACATGGTCGTATATAATATCTACATTGGACAATTCGCAGATATTCCACGCAGCAACTGTTTTGCACATTCTTAATATCCAGGGGTCACGATCTTCTTCTGTTGCACTGAAAATTTTATCGACATCATATTTTGGCCTGCCATCATCCCATTGGCGTTGATTGCTCGCAGTGAAATATGCTTTTACTTCACCCACACCTGCTTTGATCCCATCCATTATGATGTCGGAATCTTCTTCAACTATTTCATCCATCTGGTAACTATACATTACCGCTTTCATTTCTTCTTCTGTCAGAAACATGGTTTAAATGCTGTTTAATTATTATTTAATACTTTCTCGAATTCCTTTTTTGATACCTGTAAGTATTCAATACCATACCGCCTTTCCTTTACAAAACCTTATATCCACCTTCGATGCAGTCGGGTGCATCCATCGCACCGCTGTATGTAGGCGACACGGCTTTGAATTGGCCAATGGCTTCTTCCATGTGTTGGTTTTCTTTTTCCTTCTGGTTGAAAATCAGCCAGCCTAATTTGTAAGGTGGATTTAATGTGGCTTCTATTCGTGTATATTTATTGGCTTTTGGCCTTTTGTCTTTTTCGACATATACCGGAATCCCTTTTTGTCGGCTTATACGTTTGAATTCAGGATCATAAAAAGCATCGAAAAAACCTTCCTGAAGGCTGTTGCATTCCATCCAGTATTTTGCAGTCATGCCAGCTTCTGTTACAATTGCATACATGTCGTAATAAGCCTGAATAAATTCAGCCTGTCCACATTGCTTGCAGAATACTTTTATCACATAAGTCATATTTTTCTTCCTGCCTAAAAGCGCAACGACTTTGAAAGAACTGTTTTTTGAATCCCGGTTCGATGTGGATGGATCACCATATACTATCAATTGTTCCATCGTATTAAGCGGTGGAATCCGGTCGAATGCCAGTTCGTTGAAAATACGGCCGGATGTGATCGGGTTATTATAGTATTCCTGTTGTACGGTCGAATATGGTAGTATTGCCAGTGCTTCATCAATATCTTCTTCACTGTTTTTTGACCAGCTACTGATGCCATTTGTCCTGATGCTTACTTTGTCGACATGATTCGCTTTCTTCATCAGTTCGGTCATGCAGCAGAATTCAGCAATGATATTTCCACATGCTATGATCAAAAGTTTAATGTATATCTCACGTGTGCCTATCAAAGCACCAAAAAGCCATTTAACACGTTCTTTTATTATTTCGGGATTCCGGCAATCCTGATCTGTGTCTATATCATCTATCAGTATTGTGTCCGGCCGTACTGAATTTTCATTCGAACCACGTGGTGACTGGTCGGCACCAACAGCACGGAACGCTACACCTTTTTTGGTAACGAATTCACCAGTTTTCCATTTTTTATATCCACGCTGTATTCCGTAATCATTTATAATGCGCTGGTTTGAATCGAGTTCGGCACGGTATGGTTCAAGTAAACGGCATGCATTATCCCATGAATTAGAAACCATCATTATATTCCTTTTTTTTCCGGTCAATACCAGTTTCAGCACTTCCATCCGGGTTCGTGTCGATTTTGCCAGCGAACGTGACCAGCAACGGCATTCAAACCAGTTCCTGTCCTGCATTACTCGTTTTGTTGATTTTACATGAAAATCAGCAGGCGGAATCATTTCTTTTGTAATCGGATTTATGGATATATGTGGAAAATAATATGCGAACCACGCTTCATCATCTGCTTCCAGCCGTTTGATACGTGCCTGTTTTTCACCAAATGTTTCATCCCTGTTGACGCTGGTGGCTTTCTTTAATGAATCCCGATATTCCTGCCATCGTTGATATGCCTGTATGTCTACCTGTTTCTTTGCCATATCATTGCATCATTTCTTCAATTAATGCATTAAAAATGTCATTGATTTCCTGTGCCTTTTCCACACTTATGTTTTTGCGTGTAAACTCGCAAACCTTAATGCATACACTGGTTGCTTCTGCTATTCCTGTTTCAGTTTCCATTTTTCTTATGGCTGCTGAAATTTTCACTATCGAATCGGCTTCTTTTGCAGATGCATACCGTTGTCCTTCATCACGGTTTTCGATATTGCTGTTTATTTCAGCTATCTGTGCATACAATTGGGATAGTACATTTTCTTTCGTTGTGGTCATATTGGCACGCATGACTTCCCATCCGTACTTTTTTATCCATCTGCCAATGGTATTTTCGGCCACACCAACGGTTTCGGCAATCTCTTTTTGCTGGTATTTACCAGTCAGATACATCTTTTTTGCACGTTGCCGCTTAACTTCTATTTTGGTCAAATTTGCCATTATGTCATGTATTAATACATTGCAAAATTGCCTATTTATGTATGTGCATTAAAAAAAGACTGTCAATTTGACAGTCTTTTTTTGTTGTGTTTTTATAGCTCGGTTACTTTGCCTATAAATTCATTTTTAATGGCAAAGAGAATAGTTCTATCAGACGGCAACAAAGTCAATTCAAAAGGTTACAGAATTGATCTGACCGGGATGAATACCGAAAGGTTTTCATCAAATCCTGTAATGCTTTACGGACACGATCAGGACAAAGTAATCGGACGCTGGGAAAACTGGAATTTAACCAACAATAAGTTCGAAGCTGATCCGGTATTTGATGATGGTGACACTTTTGGTGCAGAAATAAAACGCAAATATGAAAATGATTTTTTGCGTGCTGCATCCATCGGCCTTATCGTATTAGACATGCAGCTGGTTGATGATGTGTGGACTGTAACCAAATCGGAACTACTTGAAGCCAGTATTGTATCTATTCCTGCTGATGCAGGCGCAGTGGTATTATACAACGAAAACAAAGAAGTTTTAACATTTGAACAACTGCAATTAAACTTCACAGAAAACAAAAATAAACAACCCGAAAACAAAGAAAAGATGGAATTAAAATTATCGGAAAAGACAATTGAAAGTCTTGGTCTGTCCGGTGAAATCACGGCAAAAGAGGTGGAACTGGCAGTTGCCGAAAAAGACAGGACTATTAAGACGTTGAAAGAAGCTATTGAAAAAGCAGAAAAGAAACATCAATCTGACTATCTGGAAAATGCTGTAAAAGTCGGCAAAATAACTGAAAGTGAGAAAGAAAGTTACTTGAAGCTTTGCGAAAATGGTGGATTCGAAAATGTGAAAACAATAATCGATGCGAAAGCCGAAACAGCAAGCGAAACACTGGCCGACAAAGTGCAGAAATCTGAACTGACAGCAGGCCGTGAAAAATGGGATTACATGCAATGGATGAAGGATGATCCCAGCGGTTTGCAGAAACTGAAAATTGAGAATCCAAAAGAGTTTGAACGCTTGCAGCAAACATTGAAAAGTAAAAAAGAATAATTAAAAACTAACATTTAAAAATCATGGCAGGAGTATTTAAAGAAATATTTGCAGCAATTATCCTTTCCTTATTTTATCCGGACGGATCATGGCTGAATGAATTGACCAGCATGGATCACATGGTTGAATACAATGCGATCAACCTTGCTGAATGTGGTGCTGACCCCGATGTTGTAGAAGATAATAATGTATGGCCACTGACACCAGCGCAAAGGACTGACAATGGCATCCGTATTCCTTTAGCGACATTCGACACCAAACCAACGCATGTGACCAATGTTGAAGAAATGGAAACGGCCTACAACAAGGCTGAATCCGTTGCCAGGCAACATGCCAATACGTTACGTAAAAAGGCATCCATGTCGGCTGCATTCAATATCGCACCAACCACACATGCAACCAGCACACCAGTGCTGAAAACAACAGGTGCAGATCGTGGTGACGGAACAAAAGCACTGACTTATAAAGATATTACCGAACTATCGTTGGCATTCGACAATGGCGATTTACCGCAAGAAGGCCGTATAATATTGCTTTGTCCTAAACATCAGGCCGATCTGAAAAACGAAGATATAAAACTGTATAAGCAAATGATGGCTGACGGAAAGATCGATGGCTTTAAAATATATATGTACACAGGAAATCCGAAATACAACGTTTCAAACGGACAGAAAATGCCATACGGTTCGGCTACTGGTGCCGATGCATCTGTTGCATTTGTAAAATCAGAAGTTATGCGTGCAATGGGAACAATAGAAGGTGAACCCGAAAAACGTTGGGCTGATTACCGTGGATGGCTTTTAGGTTTCCAGATGCGATTTGTGGCAATGCCTTTCCGTACTTATGGCACAGGTGCGATCTATTCTGATAACGTATAAAATTTCTTCATAGCAGGTTTATAATCACAAAAGCAGGCTTTTTCGTATCTGTTAAAAGTCTGCTTTTTCTAAAAAACAAAATCATGGCAAAACGAAATAAAAAACAAGAAGATGCTTCAAAGAATCCTGAAACTGATGTGGTGGTATCAACCAAAGCCACAACCCAAAATAAGGCTGAAAACAAAACGCCGGAAGTACAGGCAGACACCGATACTGCAAAGAGTGAAAAAGCTGGAAGTGAACCAGCAGAAGGTGGAAAAAATACCGAACTGGATTCTGAAAATAAAACAGAAACAATTGGCACAGAAGGGTCTGGAAATGGTGGTGAAAAACTAACAAAAGATGATCTTCTGACCAAAGGTGAATTTTTAGATGCAATGAAAAAATCATTTGACATCCTAAATATTCCATCCGAACCATCTGAAAAAACGGAACAACGCAACCGGATCGCAGCCGATGTATTTGAAAAAAACAACATGAAGTCGGCACTTTATTTTACCAGCGACATGATCCCTTTCTTCGAAAAGAACGATGCATTGAAGCACTCCAACAAACTGGATGACAAAACAATAGTAACTGTAAATAAAGAATAAAATGGCATTAAACGGATTACCAAAAGTTTCGATTAAGTATGGTAACGGTGCGCTTGGTCAAACCATATCAAGTGCCGATGGCTTGTTGTGCTTAATTGTATGTGGTGCTGTTGCCGTTGATGATAGCTTTACATTAGCAACTACTTACAGCATCCGAAAACTGGCAGACCTTGAATCACTTGGTGTCGGGTTGCCGATTAGTGAAGATGATCCAGATATAATCAACAATCCTTTGCTTCATCAAACCGTTTCCGATTTTTATCAGGAAGCACCCGAAGGAACACAATTGTTAGTGGCTGGTTATCCTGATACGCTTTCCATGTCTGATGTACTTAGTAAAAGCAACAGTTATGCACGAAAGATAATTGAAGAATCGAACGGTGAAATACGTGGCCTGATAGTTACAAAAGTTTCAGCCGAAACGCCTGAAACAACTAACGGATTAAATAATGATATTCCGTTGGCGATGCTGAATGCGCAACAATTGGGTGATTGGTCGGCCGAAACGAAATATGCACCGATATTCACCATTCTAGACGGTTTGAATTTCACAGGGAATGCGCAGGATTTATCCGATCTGAAAAAAGGAACGAACAACCGTGTCGGAATTGTAATTGGCTCTGTTGAATCAAAAGGTGCCAACCAGGCGGTTGGATTTGTCGCCGGACGTATAGCGCAATCAAGTGTGGACAATAACATCGGCCGTGTCGCCGACGGTGCGTTAAATACACTGACAATGTATATCGGTGACAAAGCTGCTGAACTTGCAGATGTAGAAAGCATCTATAATAAATCATATATAACATTCAGGACATACACCGGAATATCGGGATATTTCATATCTGATGATCTTCTGGCAACAAAAGAAACGGATGACTACAACCAGTTAACACGCAGACGGACAATTGATAAGGCAGCACGGATCGCTTACATCGTTTTGGTTGAAAAGTTATTGGAAAAAGTATCTGTGCGTTCGGATGGAACAATGTTGCAGCCAGTGATTATCTCATGGCAACAGGATGTTGAAAATGCAATTGCTGCAAATATGACTGCAAACGGCGAATTGTCCGCTGACACATCCGATGCAAATGACAGGGGTGTTGAATGTTATATCGATCCGGCACAGGATGTTTTGGCTACCAGTACAATAAATGTGGAATTGCGTGTACGTCCTTTCGGGTATGCACGGTATATCAATGTGTTATTAGGTTTTACGATAAATCAAAATTAAGATGGCAGGTATAAGTGATTTATTTAAGATAAATGGTCGGGAATACGAATGGGCTGACATCAGCATTATTGTCGGTGGTGTTCCCATTTCGGGGTTCCGTGAAATACGGTATAAAAAAGAATCCGAAAAAGAACCGTTGTATGCAAAAGGGCGTGATGCGCATAGCATCCAGCGTGGCAACAATGCCGTTACAGGCACACTGACTTTTACGCAAAGCCAGTTATATGCACTCGATGCTGCTGTTGCCGGGGGTGATTTGCTCGACATTCAGGTTGACATTGTCGTGTCTTATGGTGCCGAAACAAATTCGATAGGCGCAATAGGAAAATCAGCCGTGAACACACGTGTGATCACTGGTGTGGAATTTACAGAATATGAAGAAGGAATGGCACAGGGTGATTCATTTATGGAAGTTGCAATGCCTTTTCTTGGTTTAGGAATTAAAAAAGTTTGACAAAATGGGTGAATTAACAGGAAAGGCAACAGCCGACCAGGTAAAAGAATGGAAAAAGAAACACGGTGATGTGTTCGAAGTAGCAGTTGGTAATTCAGTATGCTATTTAAAAAAACCGGACAGGAAAATCATGGGATATGTTGCCACGCTTGCAAAAAATCCGATTCGTGCCAATGAAGTGCTTTTGGATAATTGCTGGCTTGGTGGTGACGAACGGATAAAAACAGATGACGAACTGTTTTTAGGGGTTTCCGGCAAATTGACTGAAATAGTTGAAGTAAAAGAAGCCGAAATAAAAAAGCTTTAAAGTCAGCCAAACAAATTGTCGCCTGTAATGGGATTCTGCAACTTAACGCACAGTTAAGATATTACATGCACATAAGCGATCCCGATGGACTGACTGATGAAGAATGGGTTGTGCAGGCAGAATCGTTGAATTGGATTAGAAAATCAGAAGCCAGGAAAAAATGAATATCCTAACATACACACTTAAGTTGAACGATCAGATGTCATCTACTTTGAAAAAAGTAGGTGCTACATCTGATGATACGACAAAAGAAGTGCGTGAACTCAAAAATGAGGTTGAAGGATTAAACAATGTCAGGCTTGGCGGTTTCCTTTCCACAATCGGCAAAATTGCATCTGTTATCGGCATAGGAACAATTGTAAGCAGATCGATTCAAGAAGGAATGGAACGTGGTATGAAAAATATATCATTCGAAGTTCTTTTCGGGAGTGTTGAATCTGCCAAACAGATGATCGATGAAATTGACAAATATGCTGCAAAAGCCTATGGAACATCGGCATTGACAAATGCCGTGCAGATGATGGCTGGTTTCGATATTGCAAAAGATGAAATTATACCAAATCTGAAAGCCATTGGTGACATAGCAATGGGTGATGTGCAAAGATTCAATTCTTTGACACTTGCATTTTCTCAAATGTCATCCACCGGAAAACTGATGGGTCAGGATTTATTGCAAATGATCAATGCCGAATTCAATCCACTGGTTCAAATGAGTAAGACAACCGGAAAAAGCGTTGCACAGTTAAAAGATGAAATGTCGAAAGGCCTTATCACTTCACAAATGGTTAAACAGGCCTTTTATGATGCAGCAGGTGCAGGTGGACAGTTTCACGGCATGATTGACCGTATTTCTGATTCTGCTGGTGGGTTATGGCAAAAAGTATTATCGAATGTCAGTTTACGTTTGTTGGATTTATATAAAATAATCGAACCGATTTTGATTCCGGCACTAAAAGGATTGAATCTGTTACTGACCGATACGATCGGTTTTTTCGCAAAGCTGGCAGACAGGATCACCAATCTTCATCCGGTGGTTCTGGGAATAGGTGGTGCGATCCTTACTGTTGCAACTGCAATTGGTATTGTTAAGGCAGCATCTGTTGCATATCTTACTGTAACAAAGTTAATAACATTCTTCAAAGGGATTGAAACTGCTGCATGGTGGGCGAACAATGCTGCAATGCTGGCTAATCCGGTGACATGGATAGTTGCAGGTGTGATCGCATTAATTGCTGTTATTGCCTACCTGATCATTAAAATCGATGGTTGGGGCAAAATGTGGGAACATACTGTGAATGGTGCAAAATTACTTTTCAACGCTTTCACCGAATCGGTTAAGTTTTATTTCAATACAATGATCAACGGGCTGATGATTGGATTAAATAAGATAAAACAAGGCTGGTATGAATTCAAGGAAGCCGTTGGAATAGGTGACAGCACGCAAAACCAACAGATGCTGGCACAGATAAATGCCGACACAGAAGCCAGGAAAAAGGCCATATTAGATGGTGCCAACAACGTAGCCAATTTATCGATACAGGCAGCAGAAGAATTCAAGAAAGCTGCTGGCAGCTTATCATGGAACGATAAAAGTTTCAGCGATATAGCAAACGACATAAAAAATAAACTCGGAATATCGACACCAGGTCTTCCGGGTACCGACATGGCAACAGGATTTAACGGCACAGGAACAACAGGTGGAAATTTTGGCGGATCGGCTGGAAAAAGCACGGCAAACAGCATTGCAACAGGTGGACAGAAAACGACAAATATAACAATCAACCTGGGTGAACTTGTTGGCAGTATGGTGATAAACGCATCCGGCATACGTGAAGGTGCCGGTCAGGTGCGTGATATAGTTCTGGATGAAATGACACGTGTGCTGGCAATGGCACAGGGGCAAACATAAAAGGAATGGCAATAAATATAAATACGATATTCAACAGGCGCAACCGGATAACAGCACATGAAGCAAAAGATTTGGTGCTGTCCGGAAATGCCATAAATATGGTATTGCCTTTGTCGCTTCGTATGCCGAATAATTCGTGGTGGCAATTTCCGATAGAACCTTTATTATCTGTGTCCGGCAAAAATGATATTATCAGGCGCAAAGTTTCAAAGCCTGTTAAACGTGGTACGATAAAGGAACGTTGGGCAGAAGATGATTATACGATTATAATCCAGGGTTCTTTTGTGCATGATGACCTGTATTCCTATCCTGAACAAAATGTTACAGACCTGAAAAATATTATCCGGCAAAAAACGGCTATCGAGGTGCAGAATGATTTGTTGCAGTTACTGGATATTCACCAGATCGTGGTTGAATCATATTCTTTTCCATTCTCAAAAGGTGAAAATGTGCAGAATTTTTCCATCACAGCATTCAGCGATGATTTATATGATATGTTTATCGATGTAAAAAAATAGGATTTATGTTCAATATGGTTTTTGACATACAGATTGGCAATTATCGGCTTGGTTTGCTCGAATCGGTTGAAATACATAAATCAGTCGATTTATTGACAGATACGGCAATTATTGTTGTTCCCGGTGTTATATACAACCAATCGTTGGATATTGAAGATAAAGTGAAAGTCGGCGATACAGTAATTATTAAGCTGGGATATAATGAAACATTGCTGACTGAATTTGAAGGTTATTTGCACCGGATAGATACGGATGACAGTAAACTGACATTCAACTGTGAAGATGCCATGTGGCTGACACGCAAACCTGTTGCAGATAAACAGTTTAATAAAACATCAGTGAAAGAAATTGTTCAATATTGTTTGTCACAGATCGGAATGAAGAACCTGAATTGCACGTATGACATCACTTATGAAAAATTTGTGATTAAGGATGCAAATGCTTTCGATGTGCTGAAAAAATTGCAAGATGATACAAATGCACACATCTACATGCAAGGTGACACACTGAATGTGCATCCTGCATATATTGAAAAAGGTGGTGATGTGGTCTATGATTTTGCAGTGAATGTTGAACAATCCGACCTGAAATATAGGAACAAAGATGATCGCAGGTTTGAAATCACTGTTGAAGGAATTGGATTGGATGGAAAGCGGAAAACAGTGACTATTGGCACAACTGGTGGTGAAAAACGAACCATCAAAGTTTTCAATGTGATGGATGATGCTGCACTGAAACAACGTGGTGAAGACGAAATGAAACATCTGTCTTATGATGGATATGAAGGAAAAATAACAGGGTGGCTGATTCCTTTTGTTGAACCGACCTATTCTGTACGCATAAAAGACAAAGAATATGAGTACAAAGAAGGCATTTATTATGCTGTTTCGGTAACAACCACATTCAGT